CACTAAGCGTAACTTGTGAATTGACATTTATAAGATGTATTCCGTAACTCATTTCGTAAAAACCTTTAGATGAAAGTCAATATAGTCATAAGTTCCAACATTTATATTTGTATTGTCTATCATGCAGTTATAGTTCAACGTGTAATTTCCACTAGCATCAACAGTGTAAGAATAAGAAAACACTATCCCTGTCCACAGTGAAAGAAAACCTGCAAAGCCTACGTTGTCTCCATATTTAGTGTACGCAAGGTCGTTCAACGCCCATGTGCAAGTTACATAAAGAACAGCTCCTGAAAATATATCGGTGTAAACTTTAGACTTAGCGCCATACCCAGTTTCTGTAAAGGTATCGTGCATCAGCATAGTTGTTGTCTCTGAACTAATAAGCACAACCCCATCTAGCCATATACCCCCAGCCGTTGTGCAGGTTGAAGGTAGTGTATAAGCTGGGTCGGGTACGCCACTTATTTCACAAGTACCTTTATCTTTAATTCTAAATCCTACCGCCATTAAAGTTCTCCTATCTGTACTCTCACAGTACCAGCAGAATCGATTACCTTAATCACGTTGTTTTTAATCTCTAGTCTATTACCTGTAGCTGTATTCTTAATCACTACGTTGCCTGAAGTATCAACTTCAAACTTGCCACTACCAATATTAATACTACCACCTGTAATAGCTCCTAAATCTGTACTAATATCGGATATGTGGGGTATGTCAATAGTTGTTGAAGTAGTCCATGTTCCAGCAGGAGACGCTGTTGTACAAGCAGTCTCTGTTTTATGTGCAACGATAGAACAAGTACCTGCTATGATAGTATCTATCTCAGCTAAGTCTCCCAATTTTGACACCCATACTAAAACTGCTGGTGAAGCTGTGTTGTATTCCCATCTATAAAATTTATTCCCATCATTTGTATCAAACCATAAATCTCCTATTTCTAAAGAATCAGCTAATACTGTTGGGGGAGCATCTTGTGAATATGTCGTAACACCACCTGAACCGCCACCTACTAAGTCGGCAATAACATGGTCATTTGTTTGAAGCCAAGATGACGAAATGCCCATAGCATTAATCGCTTTAATTCTTACATCAATAGTTGTACCTGACGCTACTCCTGAAATGTATAGCGGTGAACTATCTGTAGTATGTTCAATGTTCCATGATGATTCAGACCAAGTTGCTGGAGACACACATGATGCTTCTGTTGTTTTTGTCGCGTCAGTACATACGCCTGTTCTTATTTGAATCACGTACTTATCTACGAAACTATCAACTGGTGCTACCCATGTTAGCAAAACCCTCGGTGATGTAGAACCATCGTTATTTGTTACTTGAACACTTGAGCCACTTGTTACTGTGAAGGTAGCGCCAAGCACAGGTAATACACTAAAAGGGTTTGGTAAATTAGTATCAGGTATTACAGGAAATTCATCACCTGAAGCCCACGGATATACCGAGTCTTGATGTTCAGATAAAGCAACAATAACATTACCGTCAGCCTTTAGCGATAGGTTAATAACTCTAAATAACTTGGCTGACCAAGCTGGAGTCCTATGTGTTACTGAAACAATATCACCAACACTCACTTGTAGTGCTTCTGCTGTAGCTAAGAATGAACATTTAATACCCTGCCTAGATTTATTTACAATTGTTTTAGCTATGTTTCTAGCTTGGTATTTATTAGTAATTGCTGGCAAACGCACACGTCTTTCTAACTCTAATCCACCATCTTCAGATAACAATGTAGACTCTTCGGTACTACCAGCATCGGGATATACTGACTGGTCATCTTGCCAATTATTATCTTTGTTAGTGAAGGTAGCTATAACTCGATTGTATCGTGTGCCTTTCGTTTCGCCTGAAATACTGATACCTTCAATAATATGATTCTCAGTAAATGCGAATGAAGCAGAGCCTGTATTCTCAACAATCAACTTGTAGACACCTTGAGTATATGGCATTAAACCCCTCATACCATTCAACAGAACCTTTACGTTTTCCATTATTGTGTTATCCGTACTAAGCACAGCATTACAATTAAAGGTATTAATGTAAGCACCGCCAGTATATGACTCAACTAAAGCATCACATATCTGAAATGAAGTATAAAAAGATGTGTAACCACTTTCAAAATCACCTGCTGTTAATCCCTTACCGTATCTTGAATTAGTAAGGTAGTCCAACATACACTCAACAGGGTTTGTTGAATAACTCTCGGTTGTGCTTAACACGCCACTAGTATTGAAAGTTCTAACCTTGCGACCTTTCACAATAGCATGAATGTTAGGAATTGAGCCAAACACCTCTCTATCCCATTTGAGTCTAATACCTAAATAAGCAACACCTCTCAATCTATGGTCTGAAGTCCAACTAGGCGCACCTAATAAGGTTGTATCTACAGTCTGAGTATCAGA